GGTGAAGTTGACAAAGTTAAAGCTGAAATTGAAGGTCAATACAAAGGGCAATTAACGGAAGCACAAGCAAACGTTACAACTTTGCAACAACGTGTTGATCAATTGACATTGGGTAACGCTTTTGGTCAATCTGAATTTATTGCCAACCGCATTGCCGTCCCGCGTGAAATGTTCGAAGCAACGTTTGGTAAGAATTTCAAAGTCGAAGATGGTAAGATTGTTCCGCATGATGCGAGCGGAAATAAAATTTATTCGAAGAAACGCATGGGCGAAGTTGCGGATATCGATGAAGCGTTTGAAATCATGGTTGATGGATACGCTCACAAAGATACGATTTTGCGTGCCCCGGATAAGGGCGGCACCGGATCGGGCGGGCAAGGTGGTAATCGCGGCGGCGGGCGGGTGATTCGCCGGTCTGATTTTGAAGGTTACACGCCAGCCGAACAAGCGACCGCCGCCGAACAGGCCCGAAAGGGTGAAGTGGTCATTACCGATTGATCGGGATCGGGCGGGATTGACGATCCCGCCCGTTTCGCGTATTTCGTTTGATCAAAGGGGTTGGTGATGTTCAACGTTCCTGCAAATACCAAAAAATCGAGTGTTTCGGCGGTAGTTACACGCGCTGATGGAACGCAAGTTAAATTAGGGACGATTGCTTTTTATCATCGTAATTCAATCATCAACTTCATCGGTAATCTTTACATTACCATCAAGCGAAAGGTAAAAGGATAATGGTTGCACGTGTTCAAAATAACGGTCTGGCCCGTATTACATCATTGTTGGCGGCTGCTGCATGGTGGCTGCAATGGGGCACCGGGTCCGCCGCTGCTGCAACGGCAAATGTTGTAACAACGACCACAACAACCGAAGCACGATCCAGCGCAACACCGACGCAAGGGACAACGACCGTTACCAATGATAAATTGGTATTGACAGGCACAATTACCGCAGCGGGAACACGTGCAATTACCGAAGTTGGCGCATTTGATGCGGTTGGAACAGGTTCGCCACCGACCGGTGGAAATATGAACATCTATGCTGATTTTGCAGTTGTCAATCTTGCCGTAAATGAATCAATTACGTTCACCATCAACACAACGTTTGCGTGATCGATAATGGCCGGGCCGTTCTATAACCTTGTCAAAGGGACGGCGGGCAGCGCGCCGGGAACCGGTGCATTCACACCAAGCACCGCACCAACCGGTTATCAGGCATGGTCTAATGTGCCAACCGGTTGGTTCGGGCTTGTCAGGTTTGACGATGGCACCGCTTGGGAATTGGCGTATGCATATTGGAACGGCACAACGTTAAGCCGGTCTTCAACACAAATCGTCAAAACTTCAACCGGGTCATTGCTGACATTATCAGCAAGTTCAACCGCCGCTTTAATTGCCGATGGGTCGCGCGTATCACCAAATCTTATCGTCCCGATCCGGGGGCTTTTTCCAATTCCCGGTGCAGCGACAACACCAACCGCAGTTGGTTTACCGGCTGCAACAGTGACAGGGACGGCGGCGGCGGGAGCATTGGCGGCAACTAATTTCCTAACGATGCAACCGCGTGTGCATGTTGCATCGGCAACAACAGCCAATGCACAAGCGGGTTATGCTCACACCACACTTTGCGGATTAACTTCCACAACTGCCGGTAATGGTGGTTGGGATTTTAATTGTCGTTTTGGTCATTCTGGCGCTTTACCGACCGGCCCGCGTGCTTTTATCGGAATGACTGGCACAACCTTTGTTGCGAATACTGCCGAACCTAGCGCCTTAGTAGCAAATTATGCGGTTTTTGGTTTTGATTCTACCGATACCAACATTCAATTGATAACGAATAGTAATGCTGGTGCTGGCACAAAAGTTAATACCGGAATTGCTTTCGTTGCTAACGGTTGGTATGAAGCCGATATTTGGTGCGATCCCGGGTCCAGCGTTATCAAAGCTTTGTTGGTTAGACTTGATACCGGTGCAATATTTTATACCGAAACAAATACAGACGTTCCGGCAACCGGTTCATTGATGATGCCGCAATGTATGACCGGATTAAGTGCCACAACTGGAACGGCGTTCACATTGGCTTTTGGGGGTTATACGATCCAAACCGGGGGTTGGTAATGTTTGGGGGCAAACCTTTTGGGGCAGAAACTTACGGTATTGCACCGGGATATGTCGTGCCAATTAGTGCGAATATCACTATTTCAAGCACTGTTAATTTTGTTAAAAGCATCGGTAAAATTATCGTCAATGCGGTTGGTAGCACGGTTCAAGTTGTAAAGAGTGCTGCCAAAATTGTTGCATTTTCAGTATTGACGGTGGTTGACAGCAGAAAAACAACCGCCAAAGTGATTGCGGCCAATATCACCGGTTCGGTAATAGTGAGTGCCGCACGGGCATTTCTTAAAATTATCAATGTAAACGTTGCTGGTAATGTCACGTCAATCAAAAGCGTAGATAATAAGTCGATAGCTGCAAGCGTTGCTGGTAATGTCACGTCAATCAAAAGCGTTGGTAAGTCGATAGCTGCAAGCGTTTCGAGTGTTGTTAGCTCTGCAAAGAATGTTGGGAAACGACCTATTTTGAACGTAACAAGTTCGGTAACAGCAACAGCAATTAGAGCATTTCTTAAAACTATCAATGTAAACGTTGCTGGTAATGTCACGTCAATCAAAAGCGTTGGTAAGTCGATAGGTGCAAGCGTTGCTGGTAATGTCACGTCAATCAAAAGCGTTGGTAAGAAACTTAGTCTAACTGTAACAACCGGGGTAGTCGCCACTGCATCCCGCTCTTTATCAGTATTAATCAATCTAACCATCGGTTCAACCACGTCCACACGGAAAGCAATTAATAAAATTACAGGTATCAATATTTCAGGTTCGGTTACGTCGGTCAAATCTTTAACCAAACGTTTTAGTGTAGTTATTTCTTCGTCGGTTGCCCCAATCAAATCAGTTGTGAAAACCTTCCTTGTCGGTATTGCAGCAAATATTACTTTTACTAAGAATATTGGCAAGACTACGAATGTTTCGGTTGTATCTTCGACAAATATAAAACGTGATTTCACCAAAATTACAAACACAGTTGTTGGGATTGTTGCCACTACCTCAAAGAATGTTAGTAAGTTTGTTGGTGTTTCAATTTCGACTTTTGTTGATGCAATTGCTACGTTTGTTACGGGTGTTATTACCCTCATTGAAGATTTGCTTTGGCGACCGATTCGCAATATACTGTTCAAGCCGACAAATATCAATACAGAGTTCAAACCGCTTTCGCGTGATGATCATTGGAAGCCAAAGAAATGACTTGGAAAAAATACCCAACCGAAGAAATTAACATTCCCGGGGATTGGAGTGATCTTTGCATAAAACCGGATGGTTCGCCCGATCCAATCACCGGGAATGTTGGTGTTGAAGTGGTTGCCCCTGCTAACGGGTTGGTTGCATCAATAATTACAACAACCGACTTCATTTCGGTTGTCAAATTGGTTGGTGGCACTGAAAAAACGCGAATAAATTTGCGTTTTTCAATCAATACCCAAGGCGGGAATAAATTTCGACCAATCAAAACCGTTATAGTTTTGTCCGATAATGATCCATCGTGGATCGGTGGCGGTGGTTAGATCGCTCTATGATTTGTCGGTTTTGAATTTGGCGGTAAGCCTGCAATCGGCCTAAGCCGGGGCACGCGGCGCATTCTTGATCAATTTGGCGTTCGCTTATCATTTAACCGGTCTAGGCGCTTCTGTGTTACCGGATCACTGCCGTTGATGGTTAACCGCGCAGCGGGCGTGCGTAAGCCGGATCATCTTTCCGATCTTCGTATTCAGCATCGGTCAACGGGGCGGTATTGACAGCGTATCCGTTGCGCATTGCCCAATATGCGTGCTTTCCAAGCCACCGCCTATCCGAATCTTCGGTATGGTCGATCAACCGACGCCGGGGCGGTTCGTCAAGATCGACAATATTGCGGGTAATCACTTCAACAGGAATTTTCATGTGGATAACTCCGATGGTTGCCGGGGCGGTTCCCCGGCACGGGTTGGTGATTAACCGGCGTATTTTGCGTTATCAAGTTCGGTGATGACCGAATCAGCATCAAAGCTGAAATCGATATCTTCGAATTCTTCAATCGCTTCGATTGCGGTCATTGCTTCATCTAGTATCGAAATGGTTGCTTCAAGGGTTTGCCCCTTTTCCGAAGCCTGCAAACCTTCCGAAAGATTGTCAAACTTTTCCTGTTCTTCATCGCGAATTTCTTCAACCATTATCTTGGCGTCCGCGAATGTCTCTTTATAATCGGAAATCTTTCCGTTCAACTGTTCAACCAATGCATCAATTTCAGCACGGTCTTTAGCGCTGTTTTCGATATCTGCTATGATGATATCAATACGCTTGCGAGTGTCATTGTTCATATTGATAACTCCAATTGGCTTGATTGCCGTTGATCGCTCTAATGGTGATTGCAATGGTTGTCAAATAGAAAATGCGGCCCGGTTTATTTTCCGGGCCGCATTCTGTTCAACGCTCCAAACGTAAGATTCCTCCACTTTCGATAAGTCGCCCAAATTCAGTTTGCCATTCGTAATGCTTTATGTCTATTTTTTTACCCGGCCCAAGTTCGTCTAAATTTAATCCGGCTTCATTCGCATCAATGGCGAATTGAAGATTACTGTCGAATTCACTTTCATTGCGGATGGAAATAAATTTTTCAATTTGCTCCAAAGTCATTTTCATTACTCCCGTCAATGTCAAAGAACCGGATTAGCCCGGCCCTCGCATTATATCACAGTTGTTTGTGATGGTCAACCCTCTAAATTTTATGTTGGTCAATTAAATGGTCTTGACATTGATCGAAAATCATGTTAATTTTTTCGCAGGGCGATAAAACCCGCTTGACCACATGGCACAAATTATATTATGGAAAAAATTGATGCCGAAGGTTGGATGACCGGGGGCGCTTTGAGCCGGATAGCTCGACAAGTTCCATCCTTTCACCTTCAAATGAGGTCAACGCAAATGAACCGTAATATGCAAGCGATTCTTTCAAGCCGAATCGCACCGATGATTGGTCATCTTTCCGCCTATGCTCACGCCAACACTTTGACGCGCCTTATTCCTGATCTTTATTCAGGGGTGGACGTTGTTTCGCGTGAATTGGTTGGGTTTATCCCCGGCGTTGCACGATCTGCAAGCGCCGAACGTGCGGCAGTTGGGCAATCGGTGGTTTACCACGTCACACCAACCGCAACGGTCAATGATATCGTTCCAGCCATGCAAATTCCCAATCCTGCCGATCAAACGGTTGGCAACGATACAATGACCATCACCAAGGCTAGAGCCGCTGAATTCGGCTTTACGGGTGAAGAGCAACGCGGCCTGAATACGGGGGCGGGATATCTTTCAGTCCAAGCGGATATGTTCGCGCAAGGGCTTCGCGGTCTTGTCAATGAAGTTGAAGCGGATGGTGCAATTGCAGCCGCCGCCGCCGCTTCCCGCGCATGGGGCACCGCTGGCACAACGCCTTTCGCCAACGATCTTTCAGATACCGCCAATGTTCGTAAGATTCTCGATGATAACGGCGCTCCCGCAAGTGGTCGTTCACTTGTATTCAATACAACGGCAGGTGCGAAGTTTCGCACATTGACCAATGTAACGAAAGTCAATGAAGCCGGTTCATCTATGACACTTCGCCAAGGTGAATTGATGGAAATTCACGGTTTTTCGCTGAAAGAAAGCGCCGGGATCGTTAATTTCACCAAGGGCACCAATGCCGGTGCAACAACTAATGCAGCGGGTTATGCGATTGGTTCAACGGTTATTACATTGGCTGTTGCCGGAACGGGCACGATCAAAGCCGGTGACGTTATCACTTTCGCAGGTGATACCAATAAATATGTTGTTGCCGTTGGCGATCCAGACGTTTCTAACGGCGGCACGATCACACTTGCTAAGCCCGGCTTGCGTCAAGCAATTCCGGCAGCGGCAACCGCAATTACCACTGGTAATAGCTACGCTGCAAATGTCGGTTTCTCGTCTAATGCACTTGTGCTTGCCGCGCGTGCCCCGGCATTGCCGGATGAAGGCGATCTTGCACTTGATCGCATGATGATTACCGATCCACGTTCCGGCCTTTCTTTCGAAGTTTCCATTTACCCCGGCTATCGTAAGATTCGGGCCGAAGTTGCCCTTGCTTGGGGGTGGAAAGCGACAAAGGCCGAACACATTGCGCTGATGCTTGGTTGATCATTGCAACGTGGTTCATGGGGGAGCGAGGGCGGTAAATACCGCCCTCGCTTTTCATTTGCGCCATGCGGTCAAATTGACTATGCTTCCACTCCCAAGATGAAAGGAATCAAAATGCATATTGTCGCTTTGCTCGCACCAACCGTTATAGCTGCCACTGCCTTCATGAATGAAGGCGATCCAACGGAACGTTGTGATACTGTGATGATCGAAACAGAAAATGGCCCGGTTCGAATCAATGCCGAAGATTTTGACAAGAAAACGATGAAACTTGCAGGATCACAAGAGTTGTCACCGCCGGTAACAAGTGAAGGATCACAAGGCGGAAATCAGCAACCATCATCGCAGCCGCAACGCCTTGTTTCAAGCGAAGGCAAGGGTGACAAGCAACGGTTCTTCATCGTTGATGCCGCCGGGGCACGGTTGACCGGTGAAGGGATCGCCGAAGATGGTTATGCAACCGATGCCGAAGCATGGGCGGCAATTACTGCCCTGATCGATAGCGAACAAAAGTCTGCCTAGCCCAACGGGTCGCACCGTGCTAGGTAAGGGCGGCGGGGCAACTCGTCGCCCTTTTCAATTGGAGCATTGACGATGGATCAATATGGAACAACTATTGATTTCAAAACATACCACACCGCGCGCGGGCGGGTTGTGGATAGTTTTGCGGATGCTGCGATTGCGGCGGCGCTCTTGGTCGCGTCCGAATGTCTTGATGCTCGATACCAGTCAAAATTTCCCGGTTTCAAGGTTGGTCAACGTGCCCAACTTCGGGAATGGCCGCGAACGGGGGGTATAGATATTTACGGATATTCGATCCCGGCCAATTCGATCCCGACTGAAATTGTAAATGCTGTTTACGAATTGGCATTACGTCAACTTCAAGTTCCGGGGTCGCTTTCTATTGATTGGACGCCTAACAAATACCGGCGCGCATCGGTTGATGGTGCTGTTGCGGTTGAATACAATACATTTTCAAGTTCAACCGATGTTCAAACTCAATTCAATATTGTTGATGAAATTTTAGGCCCTATCTTAACTGCTAATGATATTTCGCCGCTTTCCGGCGGTTCATTCCGCTAATGGAAAAATGCCGCCGGAATGAACCGGCGGCATTCGTGAGGATCGCGATAATGGAACGATTACTTGTCGCGAAATACAAGCACGGTGGAACCTTCAAGCTTGGTGCCCTTGATCGTCTTGGCATATTCAGCATCGACTTCAAAAGCGAAGAAACGCTTGGTGGCGATCATCTTCGGCTTTGCAGCATCGGGAACTTCCGTCGTCGAACCGTCCTGACCTTGAATGGTTTTGGTTTCAAAGAGTGGATTGCCCTTTTCATCCTTAGCTTGTTCCATTGCCTTCCGATTGGCATTCGAAACAATTGTGGAAAGATTCGCAACGGTCTTGTTTTTGACGCCGAAACATTCGCCGACTTTGAGGGAAGCGAAGGGATAGAGCGAAACACTGCCGCGCTTGCTGGTGCGGGTGGGCATGGTGATTCCCGAAATCACTTCCGTCAATTGCGGTTCGATTCGCTTCGTAGTCGTTGCCGGTGCGGAATTTGTAACGGTCATGGTATTTCCTTTCATCGTGTCAGGGTTGTTGACAAATCGGCAGATAATCGCATTTTTCCAGTTGGTCAATAGGAATTTGTCACTATGGTTGATTTTTATTCAGATATGCAAGGAATCGCTAGCGGATTGTTGACGGAATTCAAACAAGGTGTGACGCGGTTCATTGCTTTGACGCCGGGCATAGGATCGCCAGATAATCCCGGCACACCGATTGAAACGATCCATGATTTTGACGGCACGGTTCGTGGTGTTAGATTCAGGTATATCGATGGTTCACAAATTTTCGCAACAGATATTCAGACAACAGCGCCGGGGACGTTGCCAATTGCCGATGCTACCGGGTTTTTGGAGGTTGACGGAAAGCGATTCAAGGTGATTAAAGTAATTGCTAAACCCGCCGCCGGTCTGCCTGTTACATTTGATATAATTGCGAGAAAATAATTATGACACCAAGGCAAAAACTTGATTCGTTGATTGATTTGTTCATACCGCAAATTCGCGATGCGTTTTTTGCAGCGATTCAAGATATTGTTGATAATGTTATTCTGCGACAAATAATTGATGCTATCGAATCGGGCGACATTGAAAAAGCATTTCGTGCCCTTGGGTTTTCACAAGCTGCCATGCGACCCCTTACAGCGGCCCTAGAACAAGCATTTGAACGCGGTGGTATCATGGCAGGGGCAACGTTCCCCCGATATCTGGCAACCCCCATAGGGAAGGCCGTATTTCGCTTTGACGTGCGCAATAGTCGGGCCGAATCATGGCTTAGGGATCATTCATCGGAGTTAGTAACACGAATCGAAGATGAAACGCGGGCGCAACCCACGTTCGGTTGCTTTAGATATTGTTGGCCGTATCGATTTACAAAATGGTTCGCGGGTCGGTGGAATTGTCGGGTTGGATAATCAGCAAGAAAGTTGGGTCCGATCAACTCGCGTAAAATTAGAAACGCTCGATTCACGTTATTTCAATATGGAACTTCGTGATAAACGTTTTGATGGAACAGTTCGCAAAGCGATTGATGATCAAAAACCTTTGACAACCGAAATTATTGATAAATTGGTTACTCGTTACAAAGCGAATGCACTTCGATTTCGCGGGGAACGTATTGGGCGAACCGAAGCCCTACATTCGCTCAATCGTTCCGAATGGGAAGCCACCAAACAAGCGGTTGAAATGGGGGCTGTCAATCCTAGTGCTGTAACCCGAATTTGGGATAGTGCGGGCGATTTGCGCGTGCGGTGGTCACACAACCGGCTTGATGGTCACAAAGTTGGTCTTGATGAAATGTTTCGTTCACCGGTTTCCGGCGCAATGATGATGTTTCCCGGCGATTCGTCGCATGGTGCGCCGGGATCGGAAGTCATCAATTGCCGGTGCCGGGTGCGAACTGAAATTGATTGGTTGGCTGGTATTGATTAAGATGACGTATTCATTTCTGTATGAAGATCGTTGATCACTTTTACACAGGTTGCACGATTCAATGGTTCTTTGCGACTGTCGCGCAAACCATCAACATAAAGCAACCAAAGGCGTGAATCAATTTCATCAAAATGACGTTGAACTTGACTACGGAATTCAGCATCAAGCCAATTATCACACCGGCCCATGATATAGGCCATTTCTTGCCGTTTTTCCAGCCAAGAAATATTTGGAATTGACATAGCGAGGATCAAACTAATCATCATAATTTTCACTCGAAATTTATTGGTAGATTTTCCGGTATCACATACGGAATGGTTGTGTCAACATCAATTGTATTTTCTTCTATGACCGGAACATAAAATTCATTCGGGCCGCACGGATGGTCATTGGTAAATGCATTTGAAGGTGAACCTTGATGCGACCAAATTTCTTGCGTTTCGGGCACCGATGAACATACGGCAAAACTAAACCGTCTTAAAAAAGATGGATGACCAAGCGCAAACATCAAATCACCAAGATTCAATCGTTCGCCAGATTTTTTTAGTGTGACGGCCAATTGATAGAATGTTTTTCGTTGGTAGATTGAAGTATCAACTGCAACAATGGTGCAACTGTAACTTTCATTTTCCATAATGTCAGCAATCGCACCAACGATTGCGCTACGTCTGATCATTGTGCCGGTATCAATTCCACCGTAACAACCGGTTTCAACGAATAATGTAACGATTTTTTTACCGGGTTGTTTTGGTCGTAAAATCATATGGCGAGGATCGCCAGATAACATGCGCCCAACATTGACGATCCCGCCAGCTACACTTGGCTTGTGATGACGTATGCGAGGTTTGGCAAGCGTTAGACGGTCGATGATACCTTGTGCCGCGTCGGCACCTTCCGGCCAGCCTTTGCGGGCGATATCGAGTGCTTCTCGCATGGTATCTGTTCCATATTGCGAAGCATTTCCACCATTCCAACCGGCCCGGTCGGGATCAAGCGCATAAAATCGCGGTAATTTTTCGATATAATTTATCATTTTCCCTAGCGATGAAAAACCGAAAAAAGCACGCGGATTTTTTGGAGCAAAATAATTGAGATAAGTTGGATCATCACCATAAATTGTTGGCTTATCGTCCCACGGTTTATGCGTTGGTTTTTCATCATATACGGTAACGATCAAACCAACGGTTTTGGTTAAACGTTCTATATCTGCCGGGTTGGCATGTTTGATAACCCAACTTTTATTTTCTTTATTCCAAACACCGCCTAACGATTGAATGAACACTCTGTGTTCAAATGTGCGACCGGTGACGGTAATCATTCCAGCTTATCCCTATCCCGTTGTGACATTCCTTTGAACAGATACAATTCTTCGCATGTTGACCAATCAATTCCGACGCTAAGGGCCGTTGATCCCATGCTAATTGCACGGCTCGATATTACATGCCGGATACGCATTTCGTTAACTTGTTTACGAATATTCCAAACGTGATCAAGCCATTTGTCATGTTCGCCAGCAAACAACCGTTCAAGATCAAGATCATAATCAACCGTAATCGTCGCAAATCGATCCAGACTAGCAGCATCTAATTCATTCCTGCCAACATAAATTCTATCCGCACCAGTGCCAAATGTGTTAGCTGTTGCAATCATTTTGAAATTGGTGTGTCGGTATATAGGGTTTTGTTGATCGGGAAACATGCAATACCCATTCGCAAGGGCGCTATTTGCGGTCAACAGTGCCCCGGCTTCCCAAGCATCAATTTCATCGGCGATCCATACGCCACCGTTTTCAAACGCTTGTCGAAACGGCGTGCTATGATAATTACCATATCCATCTATAAAACCTATCAATTCGTGTGTATCGGTAATTGTATTGGTGATATAGAATTGCAACGAAAGGGCTTTTGCAACATGCTCGCCAATCGTTGTTTTCCCGCAACCGGCAGGCCCGACTAGCATAATAGGATGCCCGATTGCAGCAATTTTGATTACTAACGGTGTTTGATAATGTAAACTTCCGTCAATCGTTGTTGAAAAATTTGGTAGTATCACTTCAAGTTTTCGTGATGGAAGATTTTCAACAATCTTACGCGCTTCATCGGCTGCGATATGGCGTATGATTGTTTCATTGGGGACGCCTCCCGGTAATGATTCGAGCAGTGTTAAAATCGCTGTCGAAGTCGCACGCTGGATATCCGAACTTCCATCCGGCACAGTATCATGATAAGCATTCACTAGTGCCACGTTAGACATTACGGCGAGTTGGGCAGGCTGATAACCTCGCGATTCGAGAAAACCTAAAAAAGTTGCTCGATTGGTTTCGGTTAAAATTAAGTTGGGATCGTATTGCATGGGCGGGAGCTAACCGAATTTGACCAACCTGTCAAAACATAAATGAGGCAAAATCGATGCGATCTTACCCAACTTTACACACTCAAATTGATGCGATCATTGCCGCAAGCGAAAAGCGAATGATTGCATTGATGCGACAAAGTTTACAAGACGTGATCAACGACGCGCAAAAGCCTGTTGCCAAAGGTGGCCGAATGCGCGTCGATACCGGATTTCTACGCGCGTCCGGGCAACCGTCTTTGAACGGTATACCAAGCGGCCCGGTGCGAGGGGAACGAAATGAAAGTTATTCATTCGATACCAATTCATTGACATTAACATTAGCAAAACTTGAAATTGGTCAAACATTCTTTTTTGGTTGGACAGCCGCATATGCTCGATATCGGGAAGCTTATGATGGTTTTTTAGAAATTGCTTTGCAAAAATGGTCAACAATAGTTGAACGCAATACCGAAGAAATACGGCAAAGGATCAAATCATGATTGAACGTGAATATTTTGAAATATTACAACAGGCTGTTTTGGCAGCGGTTAGCGAATGTGACCAACCTAATTTGCCTATTGCATTTATTGATGTTCCTTTTATTGTTCCCGATGATCAAAAATATTTAGAAGTTGTAATCATACCAAATGAATCAATCGAAACTTGGGGCGAAGAAAAGATTTGCCAAGGTTTGTTTCGGCTTATTTTGCACTGGCCCAAGAACGGAAGCGGCGCGTATCCGCCACTTGACGTTTTGGGATCAATAACCCGCTTTTTCACCAAGGATCGCCCCTTGCAAAACGTGCGGATTTATGAGACTGCAACATTTGCCGGTGTGTTGGATGGGGGCGCGGATGCTCTATATCCGGCTAACATGCGGTATCGATCAATTCGAACTTGAAGGGTGTGCCAATGCGCGATCTTTTTCTTGCCGCTCTAGTGACGGCGCAAGCTTCGGCTTTTCTCAATACCAATGCGGGCGGGAAGCTGTTCATTTGCACAACCCCGCAACCAACTGATCTTGATGCAACGGCCTATGCCGGTTTGACTTGGGTTCAAATCAAAGGGGTTGGCAATCACGGTGAAACCGGTAGCAAAACAAATATTCTCAATTACAATACTTGGGATACCGACGTTATTCAGAAAGGCAAAGGCACTACCGATGCCGGATCACCTTCGATTGAAGTTGGTCGCCTTGCCACCGATGCGGGGCAAGTCGCTTTGCGTGCGGCTGCATTGACCAACTATAATTACGCATTCAAAATCGAACGCAACGACAAGCCGAATACCAACGTTGGTAGCAAACCAACTACGATTTACAATCGGGGACTTGTCACGGGGCCGACGCACCCTAATGGGCGCAATGAAGATTTTGATCTTGAAATTTTCACGTTGGCGCTGAATCAACGTGAAATTGTGGTTGAAGCTGTCACCGCGTAAATTTGACCGGGTTGACAAATTTTAGGGCCGCTGGCATAGTTCCAGCGGCCCTTTTCACATTTGGAGTTGTTACACAATGACCGATCTTAGCACCATTAAACAAACTGAAAGAACCATCGATATTGTTCATCCTGCCAATGGTGAAAATATCGGCCTTCGTATTACGCTTGTTTCATTGGATGATGAACGAATGACTAAAATTCGGCGTTCGATAACTGATAGGCGTTTGCATCTTGAAGCTAGAGGAAAAGCATTGAAAGCGGATGAAGTCGAAGAAAATGCAGATAATGTAATTTTTACTGCAACAATCGATTGGGAATGGTATAATCCGACAGGTAAGGAAGGTGACAAAGGTTATCGGGCGGATGCAATGCCCGATTTCAAAGGCGAACAACCGGAATTCACCCGCAGGAATTTCTTTGCATTGATTGGCGAAATCAGTTGGATCAAAAATCAGATTAATGAAGCGTTGGGAGATACACGCGCTTTTTTCGCCAACTAGAAACGGAATTAGTTGACGCGATTCGCAACCACGTCCGCTATGAAACGCGGGATGAAACTGGCGAATCGCGTCGTCAACGGAATGACCGTTTCGAAACATCATCACCAATCATCGTAATACCTCTAGCCGGGCAATATCTTTGGGAATGGTATTTTGACCTTTCCCGGCGGTTGTTGCGCGTGCGTGACGGGCTTTGTTCACCGATCCCGCCAACCGAATATCTAGCATGGCGTGAGGCGACGGGAAACATTGTGTATTCTGCCGAATATGCTATTCTCTGCGCAATGGATGATGCCTATTGTGAGGCAATGAGCGAAGAACTAGAAGATATGCGCATGCGGTTGAAAGATGCCGCTGCGAATCCTGCCTAGTTAGACGGGGCTTATGAAATGGCAGATATCGCACAAATCGGTTTTTCGGCAGATACTAGCGATCTTCACCAAGCTAAAGTGTCACTTGATGCTTTGGTTCCGGCTGCTGAAAAAGTTGATCGCGCTAATTCTAATCTTTCAAGTTCATTTGAACGAGTAAATCAAAGTGCCGGTATTGCAAAAGGTGGTATTGATCGTCTTGCAAACGGTATCGGAATGCAATCGGAATTGGTCAATCGTGCTGCTACTGCAAATTTCAGCATGGCGGGTGGTTTTGATATTTTAACAGGTAAAAGCAATTCAACGTTTGCCGCAATTAATAAAAATATGCAAGCAATGGGTTTGTTTGAAAAATCAGCACATGGCGCGGGGAATGCGATTAAATTTACAGCCAATGAAGGCTTGAATTTTAGTCGTCAAATGGCGGATATTGGTGTTACGCTCGCAATGGGCATGAACCCATTGATGGTTGCGTTGCAGCAAGGGCCGCAACTTTTCGACATTCTACAAACTGCTGGTATGCGATCCGGTGTTGGTATAGGTGCCGTTTTTCGTGCGGCTGGTCAAGTAATTTGGGGAGCATTGGCACCAATTTTACCAATTATATTGGCTATTGGTTCGGCGGTTGGTATTGTTGCCGCTGGATTAAGTTTGTTTGCCCGGTCATTAGATAAAGATTTCGGCGATGTTACTATCGGGATGGGTTTGACCGAAAAACAAATGGAAAAAGTCAAAAAAGCGGGGATTGAAACCGGTGTAACTCTTTCCGATGTTTTTTTCGGCTTTTTTGATGTTGTTGGTGATCGTTTGCAAAAAGCATTTGATGGCCCTTTGAAATGGCTGCGCAATATTTGGGGAGAGACATTAGATTTTATCACAGAATATGGTTATAAAGCAATCAAATTTGTTATTGGTGTTTTTGTCGGTGCTGTTTACGCAATCATCGCTAGTTGGAAATTACTTCCCGGTGCAATTGGTGCAATTATCGCTGGCGCTGCAAATTTGGTAATTTCCGGTATAGAATGGATGATAAACAAGGCTATTGCCGGTTTGAACATTTTATTGGATTTCGCAAACTCGATTGCTGAAAAATTAGGTTTCGATGGGTTGGGGCATATAGGCGAAGTGTCGCTAGGCCGCGTCCAAGCATTCGCCGGAAAGGGTCAAGCGTTTGGTCAAGCATTCGCTAAAGGGTTTGGCGAAGGAATGAAGGATACCGGTTCGGCTGTTGATGGATTTGTTAACGATTGGGGAAAAGCATCCAGAAAGCGAGCGCAAGACCGCGTGAGGGAAGCCGCTGGCGATCCTGAAAAGGGGCCGAAAACAAAAGATAAATCTGATCGTCAACATCATGAAAAAACCAATGGTGAAAAATTTGAAGATTTAATGAAAGATGCTGATCGTCAAATTGCACAATTGAAACGTCAAAATGAAGAAATCGGGCTTTATGGTCAAGCATTGGCAAGAGCAAAATTTGAACATCAATTGATGAATGAAGCGGCAGAAAAAGGAATTGCCCTAGGGCCGCAAGAAATTGCAATGATCAAAGCTAAATCAGAGGAATTAGCCAAACAAAGTGAATTGAATCGACATGGTGAATTTTTCCAAGGGTTGATCGAAAAAGCTGATCAAGAAAATTTCATGTTTGAAAGACAACGTGGCGAATTGCGTTTGACTGGTGAAGCATTGATTGCATATCAACATGAAACAGAAATGCTTGCGCAAGCCAAGTCACAACATATCAATTTGACTGATCAAGAAATTGCGGCGATTCATGAAAGTTCGGTTGCTTATGCGGCAAATGCGGAAGAAATTCGCAAACAACGCGAAGCTTTGGAGTTTTCCAAAGAAACTACTAAAAGCTTTTTTATGGATTTTTACCAAAATGTTCGGCAAGGTCAAACAATTTGGGATGCTTTCGCAAACGCTTTTGTTTCTGCGATTGATAAGATTATTGAAAAATTCAAAACAGATTCAGGCGGTCAAAATCAAATGGGAGGATTTTTGAACTTGATTGGTGGTTTGTTTGGATTCAAAAATGGCGGGGTATTTGGTTCTTCGGGTTGTTTCGGTTTTGCCAATGGTGGTTTGTTCGGATCGGATATCACACCTTTTGCGAAGGGTGGCACGTTCACAAATTCTGTTGTCAATACCCCAACGTTGTTCAAGTTCGCAAATGGTGGTGCCCTAGGATTGATGGGGGAAGCCGGGCCGGAAGCGATTCTACCGCTCAAAAGAGGGTCTAACGGCGCTCTAGGAGTCCAAATGCATGGCGGCGGAAGCGGGCAGGGTGGTAAACCTTCGATCAACGTTGAAATAACCAACCATCATGTATTGACCGGGGCAGTTAGCAGTGAGGACGTTATCAAATTGAACAAACTTTCGGCTGAAAAAACCAAACAGGAATTGCGCCAGCAAATACCGGGTATCTTAGAGCAATATCAACGTGACGGGTCATTGGTATGACTATAAATCCTAAAGTTTGGACCTTCCCGACTTTTTCGGTAAGTAAACAAATATTTCATGTTCCCGGTATATCTAGCGAAGGTGGTTTCACTAGTGGCGGTGTGCGGATAATGTCACCCGAACCGGGCGGTTTTGGAGTGTTGGAAATACAACCTGCAATGCAATTTGGTGAATGGGATTACCCTTTGAC